GGCTCCTATAGAACTGACTGTAAATAGGTCGGGATAGCAGGGCGTACGGGCGGAAAGGCTGTGGTCGTCAGACGGAAGTCCCTTTTTACGTTCTACAAAGGTGGCCATCTGCAGTCAGACCAATTCCAATTCTTTCAATTTGGGATCGGCCAAAGCCAAATTATTTTAATTTAACGAGCCAAGTGTCTTGGTTCATCTTAATGTTTAGGAAACACAAATGTCAATCAAAAATATCAACTCAAGCATAGTTAAATCTACGCAAGTTAAAAAAGGACCAGGGTATCCAAATGATGAATACCTTAGTCAAGTAAACGAATGGAAACGTAACAGAGCTATTATACAAGGTCCATCATACACAAAAGATTATGATACAGTACCTAGTAGTGATAATTTATTATTACCTTTTAACCCTACAATGTCTCAAGCTCAATACGATTTCTATAAAGCCGAGGCCGAAGTGCCAGGCGTTACATCAGAATTCTCAAAAATGATAATTGGTGGTTTATTAAGAAAACAACCTCTATTAGAAATTGATAATGCCCCTGAATCAGCTAAATCATGGATATTAGATGATATTGGTGGTGATAAATCAAACTTATTATCATTTTTAAGCAGTGCCTTATGGGAAGAATTACAAACTTCAAGAGCCTGGATACAAATAGACTATCCAACTGTTGATTTAGAAAATTTAACACCAGAAGAAAGACGAGAAGTTAAACCTTATCCTGTCTTACATACTGCTGAAAATATTATTAATTGGTCTACAAGAACAGATGTTAAAGGCCAAGTAAAATTAGATACATTAATTACTAGATATTTTACCTTAGATTATGATCCAAATTCACCATATCACCCAAAATATGTTGATAGTGTTCAAGTTCATAAAATAAATGAACAAGGTTTATATGTTATAGAAAACTTTATTAGAAACACAACAGATACTCCTTCATTTATTGATGGTGCTATTAATTATGACTTTGATCAATTAACAGATGTCTGGATTTCTAAAGGTACTAATGAGAACTTATTTAAAAATGGTGAAAGAATGAATTTTATTCCTTTCTATCCTTTAAATGGTTCAGTTGGTACAGTAGATCCTATGATGACACCAATTGTTAATAGAGAAATATCATTATATAATAAAATAAGTAGAAGAAACCACTTATTATATTTATCAGCTACATATACACCAGTAGTTAAGTCTGATTCATTAACAGAAACTGAAAAGAATGATTTAGTTAGACAAGGCTTAGGAACTTGGTTATTTGTTAATAAAGATGATACTGTTGAGACATTACAAACACCAACAGAGGCTTTAAAAGATATGGAAGCCGCTATTAAAGGTGGTTATGATGAATTAACTAGAATTGGTGTTAAAATGTTAAGTTTAGAACCTAATAACTCAGATGCGTCTGGTGTTGCTTTAAGTTTAAGAAATGCAGCTCAAAACGCCGCACTTTCTACATTAAATGCTAAAGTTTCTGAAGCAATGAAGAAAATAATTAAACATTTAGTAAACTGGAGATACGATTTAAATATAAAAGAAAATGATATTAGATTTAACTTATCTGCGGATTTCACTGCGGCTCCAAGAGGTGCTGAATGGATGAGATTAATAACTGAATGGTATCAAAATGGTTTAATACCTAGAACTACATTCTTAGAAGTTGCTAAAAACAATGATGCAATTCCTACAGATTATGATGATATTAAAGGTGAAGATGAAATTACAAGAGATGATAGAATAATATCACCAAGAGAACAATTTAATCAAGAACTAGCTTCTTTAGAAAAGTCGTCCTCAGAAGAAGAGGTAGAGGATGAGAAAATCAGTTAGAATAGCAATTTATGGTGCATTGATAATATATCTTTTAACCATAGCCACGATGGCTTATGAAAAAATAGGAATGATGTAATATGGAACATAAACACATAATTATAAGAGCAAATATAAACAGACCACCTAAAGATGTTCGTAAAATTAAAAAATGGATAAATAAATTAATAACAGCTATTGGAATGAAGCGATTAGGTGGACAACCATTAGCTGTTTATTGTGATAAAAAAGGCAATAGAGGATTAACTTGTTTAGCAATTTTAAATACCTCACATATTGCAATTCATACATGGGATGAGTGCGACCCGGCGGTTTTACAACTTGATGTATATACTTGTGGTAAATTAGATAAAAATATTGTATTTAAACATATTGAACAGTTTGAACCAAGTAATATTAAACATTTTGTAATTGATAGAAAAACAGAATTAAGAATAGAATAATAAAAAGGAAAATATAATGATAAACAAGGACAGAGATGAATTGTTAACCGAATTTGGTAAGACAACACTTAAAGATAGATACTTATTACCAGAAGAAGACAGCCCACAGGAAGCTTTTATGAGGGCAGCAAAAGCATTTTCAGATAACGAAGAAATGACACAAAGAATTTATAATTATGCAAGTAAAATGTGGTTTATGTTTAGTACGCCAATATTATCAAATGGCGGGACTAAAAGAGGAATGCCAATTAGTTGTTTTCTTAACTATGTAGGTGATAGTAGAGAAGGATTAACTAATCATTACACGGAAAACGCCTGGCTCACTTCTATAGGAGGAGGCATTGGTGGTTACTGGGGAGATGTTAGAAGTGATGGCACAATGACATCTGGTGGATCTCAATCTTCAGGTTCAATTCCATTTTTACACGTAGTTGATAGTGAAATAATGGCATTTAGTCAAGGTAAAACTAGAAGAGGAAGTTATGCCGCTTACATGGATATATCACATCCAGAAATATTAGAATTTTTAGATATCAGAAAGCCTTCAGGTGGTGATATTCATCGTAAATGTCTTAATTTACATCACGGTGTTAATATTAGTAACGATTTTATGGAACTAATAGAAAACTGTATTAAAGAACCAACTTGGGATGATAGTTGGAAGTTAATTGATCCACATACTAAAGAAACTGTAAGAACTGTTTCAGCTAGAGAATTATGGCAAAAAATATTAGAAAATAGAGTTGCAACAGGTGAACCTTATATATCTTTTATAGATCATATTAATGATGCATTACCTGAAACACAAAAAGCACTAGGATTAGAAGTACATCATTCAAATTTATGTACTGAAATTACTTTACCTACTGCAGAAGATAGGACTGCTGTTTGCTGTCTATCAAGTGTAAATTTAGAAACTTATGATGAATGGAAAGATGACAAAATGTTCATTCCAGATTTAGTTAGGTTTTTAGATAATGTATTAACTCATTTTATTGAAAATGCTCCAGAAGGAGCTTTTAGAGCAAAATTTAGTGCAATGCAAGAAAGATCTATTGGATTGGGTGCTATGGGATTTCATGCTTATTTACAAAAGTGTGGTATACCATTTGAGTCTGCTTTAGCTAAAGCTAAGAATTTAAATATATTTAAACATATTAAGGCTGAGGCTGTAGCCGAGTCTAAAAGATTAGGTGTTAAGAGAGGTGAAGCTCCTGATATGGAAGGCACTGGAATGAGAAATGCTCATTTATTAGCTATTGCTCCAAATGCTTCATCATCTATTATTTGTGGGACTACATCGCCTGCAATTGAACCATACAGAGCTAATGCTTATGTACAAAAAACAATGTCAGGTAGTTTCCTGGTTAAAAATAAACACTTAGAAAAACTATTAGAACAAAAAGGAATAAATAATGATAAAACGTGGACTTCAATACTTGCTAACAGGGGTTCGATATTGCATATCAAAGATCTGTCAGATTACGAAAAAGATATATTCAAAACTAGTATCGAAATAAATCAACAATGGATCATAGAACACGCAGCAGATAGACAAGAATTTATTTGTCAAGGACAATCTTTAAATGTATTTGTACCTGCTGATGTTAATATAAAAGAATTACATGATATTCATATGTTAGCATGGAAGAAAAAATTAAAAACTTTATACTACTGTAGAAGTGAAGCTATTAAACGTGCTGAATTAGTAAGTTTAAAAGTTGAAAGAACAATAATACCCGAAGCTGATTGTTTAGCTTGTGAGGGATAATAAAAAGGAAAGAGAATATGAGTTTGTTTAAGGCAAGAACACATTATAAGCCATTTGATTATGAATGGGCGTTTGAAGCTTATGACACTATGCAGAAAATGCATTGGTTACCAAGTGAGGTTCCATTACACGAAGATATAAGAGATTGGAATGAAAGATTAACTGATGAAGAAAAGAATCTTATTAGTAGTATATTAAAATTCTTTACACAAGGTGATGTTGATATAGCACAAGCCTATTTAGATAGGTATGTACCTAAATTTAAACCACCTGAAGTTAGAATGATGCTTACAGCATTTGCTAATTCAGAATCTAATCATGCCCATAGTTATTCATTATTAAATGATACTATAGGTGAACCAAGTTTAACTGATTATAAGGCATTTCAAGAATATAAAGAAATGTCTGATAAACATGCTTACTTGTTTAAATCTAAAGGTACTGGTACAGCAGGTCTTATAAAAGATATTGCTTGCTTTAGTGCTTTTGGTGAAGGTTTACAATTATTTGCATCATTTGTTATGCTACTAAATTTTCAAAGATTTGGTAGAATGAAAGGTATGTGCCAAATAGTTACTTGGTCAATAAGAGATGAAACACTTCATGTTGAAGGAATGATTAAATTATTTCAAGAATTAATAAAAGAGAATCCTGAAGTATGGACTGAGAAATTTAAAGCTGAAATATATCAAACAGCTAGAGATATGGTAAATTTAGAAGATAAATTTATTGATTTAGCTTTTGCTCAAGGTGGTATTAGAGGTTTAAAATCAGAAGATGTTAAACAATATATAAGATATATCGCTGATAGAAGATTATTACAATTATCATTAAAACCAAATTATAAAGTTAAAGAAAATCCCTTAAGCTGGCTTGATTGGGTTATTAATGGTGTTGAACACGCTAACTTCTTTGAGAATAGAGCAACTGAATATAATAAAGGAACTATCACAGGAAGTTTGTGGGAATAAATATGAAAATGTTATTAACAGTAGTGCTGTGTTCTATAATAGATGGTGAACCAGTTTGTGTTAAACCACATACATTTGAGAATACATATAATGATTATTATGATTGCATGATAGATGGTTATAATAAAGCAAGTGATAAAACTATTGAACTAGGTAAAGATGGTGTAAATGAATATAAAATTTATATTAAATTTGGGTGTTCTGAACAAAGTGAAATAGATAAATTAAAAGAAAAAGGGAAAGGAGTATAATAATGCCAAAGAAGAAAAAGAAAAATAAAAAAGAACCTGAGTATAAGAAAAAGAAGAAGAAGAAAAAAACTAAAAAGAAAAAAGGTAAAAGAAAATAATATGTGGAAAGATTAAAAAAATACAATGAGTATAAACGATGATATATTATCTAGAGAGCTGAAACACCGTGCTCTATTAAGTCTTTACGAGAAGAATCTAGAGAATGATTTAACAAAAGTCATGTCATCCCATAAAAAACGATTAGTAAACTCTGCTTTAAAAAATGGTAATAAAAGTGTTAATGCTTTAAACCGTGCTTTAACTTTAGAGACTAGAAAAACTTATCGTAAAATATACAAAAATGGAATGAAAGAATTAGGCGCCTTGGCTGCTACTAGTTCTAAATTTCATAGCAATACTTTAAAGCAAAGTTTAGGCAAAATTTATAGAAGTAAAGTATATACTGGGTTGAAAGTTAATGATTTGATAATCAATTCAGCAGGAACATATTCTCAACAACTTACATCTATTAGTTTAGGTCAACAAAGAAGAATTAAAGATGCTGTTAAACAAGGTATGATAAATAATTTAGCTGTTAATAAAATTGCAAAGAATGTAGGTGGTTTAACTGATCTACCAACAGCACAATTAAAAACTTTATCTAGAACTGCTATAACTGAAACATCAACTAATGTAGCAAATGCAACATATAAGTTAAATGAAGATGTAATTGATGGTTATCAATATGTAGCAACTTTAGATTCAAGAACTTCTTTAATTTGTTCAAGATTAGATGGTAAGGTTTTCAGGTTAGATGACTCCCGGGGCGTAAGACCTCCTCAGCATTTTAACTGTAGATCAACAACTGTTCCTCTTGTTAAATCTTATGATGATATTAAAAATACATCAAGTTCAAGAATAAGTAAAAGAAGATTAAGTAGATTAAGCACAAATAAACGTGCATCTTTTAGTGGACAAGTTCCAGCTAAAACAAATTTTGAACAATTTTTAAGACAACAAGATCAGTCTTTTAAATTAGCTATATTAGGTAATAAAAGAAGAGTTGAAATATTTGATCTAGGTAAATTAAAGTTTTCACAATTTAGTACAAAGAGTGGTCAATTAGTTTCTATTTCAAAGTTAGAAGAATTATTAGGTGTATCAACATCTACTGTTACTAAAGTTAAACCTATTATATTTAAAAGAGCTAAGAAAATAAAAGTTAAAATACCAACAGTTAAAGCTGGTAAGAAATTAAGTTCTTATGCAAATCCAGTATCTGATTCAGATATGCAATTGTCAGATAATGTTATTACTGGTGCACAATTTAAATTAAGACTTAAAACTTTAACTAAAGCAGCACATTCAGATACAAGATATCCATTAGGATATAGATTTAGAGGTGCTAGAGAGCAGGTTGGTAAATTAAGTATTGAGGGTGGACCTTTATCTAATAAAGAAGCATTTATTATTGCATCTTTATGGGATGAATTAGGTGATTTATCTTCTAAATATAGAATACCAAATCTTAGAGGTTTAAAAATTAAAAGAGATGCTAGTTATGCAGCTTCAATGGGTGATGGTGTATTATCAGTTAATAGAGCTTGGTTAAATGATTTAGCTAATGATTTTGATATTGAAGATTGGGATCTTAGTGGTTGGACTTATAAAGGTAGAAAACAATATAATTTACCAGCAAGTGCTTCACTAATATATGAAGAAGGTGGAGAAAGAATTAGACATACTTTCTATCATGAGTTTGGACACCATATACATCAACAAAAAGGATTAACTAAAGTTAAATTATATAATGGTGGTTTTCATCCTGTTGTAGAAAGAGAATTAGCTGGTTTATGGAGAAAACATAAATTATGGAATCAAGGTAATTCTACATATGGACAAAAAAACTATAAAGAATGGTTTGCTGAACAATTCTCTAATTATGCTATGGGCAGAAAAGATAATGTTCATCCTATATTCTTAAAATTAATTAAGGAGATTGAAGATGGCAAATTTGACTAAATTTATTAGTTGGCTTAGAGCTAATAAACCTATTACTGATGAACAATATAAAGAGTTCCAAGAATATGGTAAAACAAAAATGTCTAAGCAAGACAAACATAAATACTGGGAAGTAGGAGAAGGTATTGAATTACTTCGACTTACTTCAAGTAATTAAGAATTTATATTTTGTTTATAAGTATAAGTTCATTAATAAATATAACAAGGGCCGTGTCCCAAGGAGAAAAAAATGAGTGAAGAAATAAAAGTTCAAGAAACAAAAACAGAAACTAAAGAAGAAAAAGTAGATATTAAATCTCTTGTAGACGCTGAAGTTTCTAAAGCAATTAAAAATATAAAAGTTAATTTAGATTCTGCATATAAAGAACGTGATGAAGCTTTAGCCCAAGTACAACAAACTAAGGCTGAAAAACAAAAAGCTGAAATAGAAGCTTTAGAAAAAGCTGGTAAACATTCAGAAGTTATGCAAATGAAACTAAATGAAGTTAATGCTAGGCTTGAACAATATGAACAAAAGAATACAGAATTAAGCAGAGATAACGCCGTGCGAACTCAACTTAACTCTTTAAACTTCAAATCTGATAAAGCCGCTACTATGGCCTATCAAGATATTGTAGGAAGTTTAAAGAAAGATGCTACTGGAAATTGGGTACATGAAAATGGCCTAAGTATTTCTGATGCCGTGTCATCATATGCTAAAGACGATAATAATTCGTTTTTATTCTCAGTTAAAGCAAATGTAGGTTCTGGAATTAATCCAGCTAAACCTGCTTCAGGAAACAATCCTGTCAAAAATATAAAAGAGATGTCAACTGACGAACTACTTGCTAATATAGAAAAGGGTAATGTCAAAGTTGACGGAAACTGGGCTGAATAAGCTTAATCTTTTATACTAATAACCGAACCAATTATGGTTCAATAATAATAAAAGGAAAAAAACAAATGACTGTAACAAGTTCAAATTTTAATAATATTGCAAAGGCAATTTCGGCTTATTCACAAGCTGAAAGAGCAGATGCAGGGTTATTAACTTCAACTGCTTTAGTCGGTTCTGATGCTAGAATCACTGACGCTGGTGAAAATTATACTGGTACACTAAGATGGTTAGATTTTGCTGATCCATCAACTACTCATAAACAATCAGAAACAATTACTGATAAGAATATTAACTTACTATCAGCTTCAAATAAATCTGCTGTTTATGTTAAAAACATTGATCACGTAGCTGCACAAGAAGCTTCAATTCAAAAACTAGTATCTAAAGTAGATGGTCTTTCTTACTTAGGTAGCCAATTTGCTGCTGTAAGAGCAAGAAAAGAAGATCTACAATTAAGATCTATCTTAAATGGTGTGTCTGATAAAATTTGGGCATCTACTTCTATTGGTGCTTCAGATGCTGCGGCTGTCGTAAGTGACTTCGGTTACTACGTTGGTTCTGACGGTTCATCTGATCCATTAACATTGTTTGCAACTGAAACTAATGCTAATCATAGATCTGCATTCTTCGATAAACTATTTGACGCAATGACTGCTGTTAAAGGTGAATACGAAGAGCCTTTCTACTACTTAGTAGTTGACACTGCTACATACAATATCATGAGAAAACAAAACGTTCTTGATACTGCTCCTGTAGTTGATGGTAACTTTAATTTTAACACTATTCTAGGTGGAAAAATTAGATTAGTTATTAACAACCAAGTACTAACTGCTAACATGCCTGCAGGTTTAAAAGTATCTTACTTAGCTAAACCTTCTGCATTCCATTACAGCGAAATTGCTCAAGTTAACCCAACTGCGGTTGACAGAGATGAATTAGCTGGTAACGGTGGTGGTGCTGTAACTATCCTATCAAGATGGGGTAATATCATGCATCCTAAAGGGTTCTCGTGGGCTGGATCTGCAACTGCATATCCTGCAAATACTGACCTAGCTGATGGTGCTTCATGGACTGTTCATGCAACTAATGTTAACCAAATGGGTATATTCCCTATATTCCACGGTTAATTATTATAACTATTAGATACGGAGAAAATAATGGCTTTACAAAAAGGAACTAACTCGTTTGTTAGTATACTAGAATCTGATGAATATTTTGAAAATAGATTGAACTCAGAAAACTGGTTTGCTAGTGATGCGTTAGTAGAACAAGCTTTAGTAACAGCCACTGGAATTCTCGATGACATGGATTGGGGTGGTACGGCTACGCCTACTACCTCATATCCGTTATCTTGGCCAAGGGACATTACTTTTTATGATAGTAAGTCGGGTTCTTTTGAAGATTTAGAAGATGATAGATCTGCTACTTCTGAGGGAACAATTCCAGTTGATATCAAAAAGGCAACTTATGAGTTAGCTTTACATCTATTAAATAACATGAAGACACAAGAGGCTAATGCTACAGGTGAGAATAAAGTAAAAGATTTAACTGTTGGATCGGTAAGATTAATATTCGATTTAAATAGTGGAATTAAAAACTTTAAAGAATTACCTGATAGTATTACTAATTTGTGTAATAAATATTTAAATGAAGTATCTGCTACTCAGCCACGTGGTGTTAAAGTTAGTGGAGGTGCATAATGAGTTATAAAACACTTATTAATAGCAACGTCACTAATGCATTTTCTTTGGTTGGAGATTTAGCTGATGATATACAGTTTACAAATATAACCGTTACTGGTTATAATTTTGGAACACAAACTGTAGATTCATCAACTGCTGATCCAATAACCATCAAAGGTATTGTAACAAATAGTTATAAAACCAATGATGATAAACCAAGAATAAATGCTGATATAATATTAAAATCTTCTGATATTGATTCTAAAGTTATTGATAATTACGACAGTGTCGTTTTTGGAAGTAAAACTTATGCAATTAATAAATATGAGGATAATGGTTTTATAATAAACGTTCAAGTAGGAAGAGAGGCTTAATATGACTGCAACAATAACACAATTGTTAACTTCTGTTGAATCTCTATTTACTACTACTGAATGGACATCACATAATATCAAAGCATTCCCTGCCAATTATCAAGGCGCGATAAGCGCAGATGAATGGGTTAGGGTTAGTGTCTTGCCTTTTTCTTCAGAGTTAGTTTTTAATGAAGATATATATTCAAACGGTCAAGTAGTATGTCAAATTTTTGTACCTTCTGGTGCTGGAATGAAACGTGCTTATGAGATTGCTGATATATTAAAAAACTTACTAGATCGGAAAGAAATTTCTGGGTATCTGCAAACAACTAATAGCTTTATAACTAATATAGGAGTTGACGAGAAAGATTCAAGTTTATATAACGTGAATTATACCGCCAACTTCAGATCAATTTAATAGATCAATTAACCAACAACAATATAAGGAAAACAAATACAATGGCTCTAATATCAAATATAGGTGCTGGAATTTTCACAACTTTGAAATACAAAGCGGATTCTACTTACACTTTACCAACTTCTGATGGTACTCACCAAACCTTTATAGGTGGTGGTGGTGACTTCAATGGTGCAACTGCTGTAAGTTCAATCAGAGAATTTCCATCTTTTGGAAAACCTGCTAACATAGTCAATGTTCCTAACTACGGACAATCGGTAAGTTCTCAAATACAAGGACAAGCTGATGCTCCAACTATGGAATTTACTATTAACTATGTACCGAGTGCACATGCTGCAATTCAAGCTTTGGTTCAAGACGGTAACACTTATGTGTTCCAAATTGATGTCAAAAATGCTGAAACTGGCGACAATGGTGCGTTCTATGTTAAAGGTGCTTTTGCTTCGTTTGAAGTAACTCCATCATTAACAGACAGTAACCAGGCAACTATTACTATGACAACTGAAGGTGACTACGTTGGTCCTTTCGCTGATGCATAATAATTAAACAATTTTGTGGTGGGGATTAATCTCCCCATTACATTATAAATAATAATAATAAAAAGGATAATAAATATGAGTGAAAATAAAAAGTTCGATAAACCATTTAATAAATTTTATGTGTTACGAATTACAAGTTTACATATAAAGAAAGCAATAGATACTTCTATTCGTAAAACTTACGATAGAATGAAAGATGTATTGGCTAGTGGTAAAGCTGAAGTTTTTGAAACTTTAGATGTCTTACATAAAATAAGAAAACTTATGGAAGATTTTGAAGCGAATAATAAACATCTTTATAAAAAGCCAGAAGATACTAAGGCTGATACTAAAGTAGAAGATAATACACATGAAGATAAAACGTATGAAAATGAGGTAAATAAATAATATGAAACACATAATAATAAAAGACATTACAAAAAAGATACCTTTTATGGAACAAGAAGTTGAAATAAGACAACTTACTGTAAAGGGTGTAAAAGAATTACAATTAACTCTAGATAAACATAAAGATGATTTATCTGGATTAAAAACACTAAGCGCTATTTTTAAGGCAACTGTAATGGGTGCTGCAGATATGAAAGATAAAGACTTTGAAAACTTTCCAATCCAAGCCCTTACAAACCTATCTAATGAGATACTTATTTATAATGGCTTAGGTGCTAAAGATGATAAAACAGGTGCTGAGTTGGGGAAGAAGAGCTAGCAGAATATGAAATGGCTTACCTATTAGGTTTAACTTTAAATGAAGTACATAATATGCCGTTTGCAGAATATAATGGTTGGAATAAATATTTTGAACAAAGACCTTATGGTTGGAGAGAAGATCATAGATCTGCTATCATTGCCCAGACAACATACCAAGGAACTAAACCTTTAAACATTAAGGAATTATTTCCATCTTTAAAAGTATTACAAGATAGTGATGCTGTACAAGCTAATAAAAATAGAGTTGGATATGAAGGCTTAAAGGCAATGGTAAATAAAAAATCTAAAAAATAATAGATATGGCGGATAAAACCGCCTATCTTTTAAAGGAAAGTAATATGTCAATAACAGTAGTTAATTTAAATTCATCAATTGATAAATTAAAAAAAGATGCAGATAAAGAAGTAGAAAAAGAATTAAGAGCTAGATCTTTAAAGGCTTTTGCTGATGTTAAATTAATGACTCCAGTTGATACAGGTCAAGCAAGATCATCATGGTATATTGGATATACTGAAAAGTATTCTGATGGTGAAGGTAGTAATTCAAATGTTACTGTACTTGTACCTAAGGATAAACCACAAGAAATTATTGTAACTAATGGTGTTACTTATATTCAATTTCTTAATAATGGACATTCAAAACAAGCACCTACTAAATTTATAGAAAGTGCTTTTTTAAAATACTTCGATTCCGTTGAAGTACAAGTAACTAACGGATAAAAAATTTTAACCGAACATAATACACAATAAATAGTGTATAATTAATAGGAATAAACATGGCTGTAAAGCTTAATGTACAAGCAAATGTAAAAGGACAGCAACAGTTAAGAAAATTAAACTCTAGTTTAAAAAGTTTAGGTACACAAGCACAAATTGCTAAAGGAAAATTAAAAGCATTACAAGCAGGAGCAGCTCGTGCAAAAGCAAGTTTCGCTGCACTAGGTACTACTCTTAAAGTAGGTGTTGGTGTTGGTTTAGCTGCTGTTACTGTTGGTATTGGTAAATTTGTTAAAGATACTTTTGCTGCTGGTAAGCTTACTGAATCATTACAAGTAAGATTTAAATTATTATTTAATTCAGCAACAGAGGGTGCAAAAGCATTTGAGGTGATGAATAAATTTGCTGGTAAAGTACCTTTCTCACTTGAAGCTATTGCTCAAGGATCTGGTAACTTAGCTGTTATATCTAAAGATGCTGGTGAATTAAATAAAATATTAGAAGTAACAGGTAATGTTGCTGCGGCTACTGGTCTTGATTTTGCTCAAACTGCAACACAAATACAAAGATCGTTTGCTGGTGGTATCGCTTCTGCTGATATATTCAGAGAGCGTGGTGTTAGAGCAATGTTAGGTTTTGAGGCTGGTGCTAAAGTATCTATTGAAGAAACTAAGAAAAGATTTTTTGAAGTATTTGCTAATGGTGGTCAATACTCAAAAGCAACAGCAGAATTTGAGAAAACATTAGAAGCCCAAGTTTCATTTGTTGGTGATGCTTATTTCAGATTTAGACAGGCTGCTGCTCAGCCTTTATTTGAAGGTGTTACTGAACAAGTTAAAGCACTAGTTGGTAATTTTAAAGAGAATGATCAACAATTAAAAGTCTTCGCTAAAAGAGTAGGTGAATCACTTGCAAGAGGTTTTGAAAACTTAGGTAAATTTATAAAAACTGTTGTTGAAAATTTTGATTTGCTTGTAAGAGTTATTAAAATATTAATAGGTATAAAAATTGCTAGTTTTTTTGGTAATTTTGCAGCTTTATTAAAATCAATGATTCTTGGTGTTAGAGGTGCGACACTTTCTTTTCATGGTTTAAATGTTGCTATGAGAGCAAACCCAATAGGTCTAGTTGTAACGGCTATACAAGGTCTAGTATTAGCTTTTGCTTTCTTTGGTAAAGAAATTATGAAGCTTATAAATGGTGCTTTAAGCTTGCTTATTAAAACATTTAAAAATGTTGAAATTGGCATTAGAAAATTTATAAACTTTCTTAATATAGGCGATGAAGATGTTAATCTTGCAGGTATAGAAACAGTAAGAGCCGAGTTAAGAGGATTAGAGAATTCTTGGGATGAGGCTACAAAGGCTAAGTTTGCATATTTAGAGGTTGATGGTAGTAGATGGATTGACCACACTAAAGCTCTTGAAAAATCACTAAAGGCTCAAAAACAGCATTTGAACAGTTTCCGAAAAGATCATGTTAACGGTGCTAAAGCTGCTCTTAAAAAGAGACAAAAAGCAGAACAAGACGCTTTTTCACAATGGAAATTTTCTGAAAGAAAGAAACATTATGGTGTTGGTGATGGTAGTAGTAGTAGTAATCCTGAATTAGATAGAGTTAAAAAATTAGCTGATGCACAAAATTTAGCTTGGGCTGAAAACAGAGGACAGAGACAATTAGACGGTATGGAAGCAGGCCAATTACATAGAGATAAATTAGCACAAGTAAAAGCATATAGAGAAAAACTATCTTTAATTGGTATTGATAGTAAAGAAATTGGTGGAATAATTGGTGATACATGGATTCAAGGAATAAAAGAAGGTAACTCATTATTAGAAACAACTAAGAACTCATTTAAAAATGTTCTATTAAGCATAACTAATACTATGGTTAAAAGATCTGCTGAATTATTAGTTGAAAGATTATTTAATACCTTACTTGATCAAAGAATTATGAAACAGAAGCAGTTGAATGCTGCTACTTCACAACAAGGTAGTATTATGCAAAGCTTAATATCTAAAGGTGGTTCATTACTAGGTAGTATGTTTGGTGGTGGAGGCGGAGGTGGATTTTTATCTTCGGGAGCTGCTGGTGGTGCTAGTCTTGGTGGTGGTGGTTTCTTTGGAGGTATTAAGAAAATATTTGGATTTAATGAAGGTGGTGTTGTACCAGGCGGTGCACCTTATACTGATAGAGTACCTGCTATGCTAACTCCTGGTGAAGTTGTTATACCTAGAAATAAATCTAATAATGAATCAGGTAACACAAATATAACTAATATAAATATAAGTGGTAATGTTGATCAAAGATCAATTGAACAAATTAAAGCTGTAATTGCGCAATCCTCTGCTGAAGTTGGTGGCGCTAATAGAACATACCAATCAAATACTCGAGGAATTAGGGGGAGAAATACATAATGGCTGATAGTAAAATATTTAAATATGCTAATAACATAACTTATAATCGTAATACAACCTCTGCAAGGTCAATTACAACTGGTGGTTATGCTAGAACACATAGAACAGGGCCAACTCTGTATAATATGAAAGCTGAATTACCTATATTGACTAAAGAACAATATGATGAAGTTGAAGGTGAATTGTTTCAAATGGAAGATGGTATTCAATTTTTAACTGCAAATATAAGTTCTAATAATGGTAATAACATTATGTCTAAAGCTACAGTTCCGTTAAAATCTGGTGAAACAAGTATTAAAATTGTTAAACAAGATTATTCTAAATTAAATCAATTTACTTTATGTAATCTTGAACCTAATAATAATAGTATATTCAAAGTTGGGGATTTTATACAATTTGATAATAATGATAAAGTATATCAAATATATAAACCTGTTGGGCAAACAGGTACAAATTTTAAAACATCAAATGCAGGTACAACTAGAGTTAGATTATCATCTCCTGTGTTAAGTAATTTAGGTTTATCTACTAATACTTCAACAGGGCGTACTGAAACATATTATTTAGTTTCAGGTAAAGCTGATCAAAGTGAACAAGTAAGTTATGATTGGGCTAGTACAAATACTAATCCTCAAGTTGGTAAAATTATATTTAAAAATTCAAATACAGGTAATCAATATTTATATGCTGATGGCACCGCTGCTGAATTAAATATTTGGCAGAACTATTATTGGACTACTGAAATTAAATCTATAGCCAATGGTGGTATTGCAGGTAATGACAGTAATAGCTCTTTAAGCCAGGCTCAAAAAGATCAAAATAATAAATTAGGTCAAATATTAAATACTGTAACTAGTACTGGAAGTAACGCAAGTGGTGTCTTAACATGGGATTTTCTCGTACCTGATGTAATAGCTGAATTAACTATAACGTCTGCGGATAGCCAAAGTATGACTAATGAAACAGTCCTTACTACAATTACTACTCCATATCAATCTGGATTAATGACTATTAAAAATTCTGATGGAATTACTACAACTACAGATGCAAACGGTGATGATTTAACAATTAATTTACCATCATCATTATTTGATGTAGAAGATATTTATAATTATTTAACCACTACAATTATGGCTTCAAATTCTACTCATCCTATTAAAACACAAGGTGTTTGGACAAGTATCAGTAGTGGTAACTTTACTGAATATTGGGGTGAAACGGATCTTGATCATGTAGGTACATTTAATATTATATGGGGGCCAGAATATGATGGATGTACTATAAAATTTACTACACCTGTTGGGCCAGTTGCAGTTAATTATAATAATTATACAATATTAGATGATAAAGTTTCTAATTTAATAACTAATGGAATTGAAATAGAAAATTCTTATCATACATATACTGCTGCGGAATTTATTCAACCTACTTGGGCTTTACCTGGTATTAGTTATACTAAAAAAATTTTAAGTGTTTCTGTTAATGGTACTACAACTACAATTAATTTTGATACTACTTTTTCTTCTGGAACTTCTGGTTGGTATGATACTGGTACTAATACAGGATTTGCAAAACATCAAAATGATGTTCTTTCAACTGCAACAAATGTTTTATACCCAATGAAATTCACAAGTGGTACTCTTTATAAAAGTAATGTAAATGTTAAAACAGGTTCAGAAGTTAATATGAAATTAATGTTAAATAAAAAACCAGCCGTAACTATTATACCTAGAAATGAATCAGAAAATTTATATAAATATGATGCATTTGAATTTATGGAGGTATTATAATGGCTAGAAGTATATATAATAATTATACAGATGCTACAGGAGGATATCCTGTACAATTTATAGTTATACAACCTGATAGTGATGACAATAATAGTTTATATTTGAATACATCATATAGAAAATTAAAAATAACTCATGGTGAAGGAGGTCAAAAAATTACTTATCCTGCTGCTGGTATTTTAAATTTAACAGCTATTGAAGAAACAAAAGATGTTAAAACTAATCAAATAACAGTAGAATTAAATGGTGTACCAAATACAATTATTCCAGTATTAAAAAAATATAATGGTATTGGTGGTATTGTAACTGTTTATCAAGGTTGGATGGAAGACCAAGATCAAGATATAGATGAAGATAATCCTGTTACAGGTATTCATATTAAATGGAAAGGTGTTATACAATCGCATTCTGTTGATGAAGAAAATCAAGAATCAGGGAAAGTTAAAATAAGTTTAGAATGTAAAAATATATTGGCTACTATATTAGGAAGTACGCATGGAAGATATACTTCAGATAGTTCATTTAAAAGAACTTCTAATAATGATAGGTCTATGGAATTTATTGCTGCTATGACTACATTTAATCCTAAATTTGGTCAAGATTAATAAAATATAAAAGGATAAAATATGAAAATAAGAATGGCAAATGAAAATGATATACAAAATGGTATAAAAGAAATAATAACAGCGGTTAAAGAATTCCCTGAGTTTACAATAAAAGGGTTATTTGTAACTAATGATTATTATAAACAATTAATTAATTTATGCTTTGAAAATGGAATGATTATTATTGCCGAAGAAGATAATAAAATTATTGGGTGCTTAATGGGATTAATAAATAATAATATTTTTACCGCTATGCAAGAATTGGTAACTATTGTTACTTGGGTGCATAAAGATAAAAGAAATAGTTCAGCATTTTATAGAATGCATAAATTATATAAAGACGAATACACAAAATTAAAACAACAAAACAAAATTGATCGAGTTCTTATGGCTTGTTTACCTAATAAAACAAATATTAAATTTGAAAAGCTAGGTTACAAACTTGCTGAAAAAACTTATGAATGGAGATAAATAATGGCAGCAGCCGCACCTATTATAAGCGCAATAGTAGCAAATAATATTAAAGGAGCAATTCTTCGATTCGCTTTATCACTTGCAATATCATATATTACTCAAAGAGTATTTGGTGATCAACAGCCTGGTGCTGGCGGTAATCAATCACAAAAGGATCCCGGTGTTAAACAAAGAATACCTTCAGATCCTGCTAATAAATTGCCTGTTATTTATGGAGAAGAAAGAATATTTGGAAGTATTATATATGCTGATATTAGTTCTGATAATAAAACAATGGCATTTATAATAGCTTTATGTGAAGGGCCTATCAATCATATAGGAGATGTTTTCTGGGAAGATTATAAATTAACATTAGATGGAAATAATGAAGTTTCAAATGCTACACATACAGATGGATCTACTGATGATTGGTTAAATGGAAATTTAACTATTCATAAATACCCTGATGGTGGCAGATGTACTCAAATGGAAGCATTTAGTTCAAAATGGGCTAGTAATGCTGAGAATAGAGCAATGCCAGACGCTGCATATGCTTATTGTGAATTAAAATATGATAGAGAAAATAATGTTACTGGTTTAACTAATAAATTAGGTTTTGATATTGAAGGTAAATTAATTAGAACTATTAATAGTAATGGAACTTTAAATGGGCCAGCCCCTCGGACTACCCCATTAAGAGATATTTTTAATTTAGATATATTTGATAAAAATGTATCATTTAGTGATTTTAGTGGAAATCAAATTACTCATTGGTCTTCAGGAGGAATTATACCTTCTCAGTCAATAGGAAGAGGTTCTCCCCATGCTAAAGTAGCTATTGGTGGAACACTACAAATTGTAGATCTAGGAGATGATCCAAATACAGGATCACCAGCAAGCGTAACCGCTTATATGAATGGTACTGGTAGTGCGTATGGTAGTGGAACTGGTGCTACTGCTGAATTGGTTTTTCTTGAACCTGGTGAATACCACACTGATAATCATAATTCAAATACTACATCATATTCAGCATTTGTACCTACGCCATATACTGATAACTCAGGTGTTGTTCATTCTGATGATGGATATAGAATTGTTAATGGATTAAAAATTACAAGCTGGGGAAATAATTATAGTGTATCTAATTTTTCAACTGGATCTAATCAACTTAGGGTTCATGCTATTTATACTTATACTGATGTACATGGAGCAACTTACAAAACGGCTTATTCTTTAGGTACTGCTGAATTTAATAATAGTAATCAGACTACTGATGCAGGTAAAGCTAATATTTTAATTAATTCAGTATTCTCAAGTGCTTATGGGAATGATCCCGAAACTTATGGTATTAGAAGAAAAAGAGATCCATATGTAAATAATGAGCCAATATACATTGAACACCAACAATATTTTACAGCTAAGTTGCCTTATGTTGTTGGAGAAGCAGCTAGAGGATTTTATTCTAATAATCCAGCCGAATGTTTATTGGATTATATGACTAATAAAATATATGGTTGTGGATTATCCATTGAAGATACTGATATAGATATAGACACATTTTATGATCATAAATTATTTTGTGATGATTTAGTTACGCATAATGACCCAGATGGTGCTTCTGTAACAAGTAAAAGATATCAATGTAATGGTTTTGCTAATACAAATGATTCTAAAGATTTAAATATATCTGATATAGTAAGTAATTCTCAATCTATATTTAGTTATACATTAGGTAAATTTCAAATGATATCTGATACTGTTGGAAACAATCAAGCAACTTTTGATGATACAAATATTTATGGTAATGTAACAGTAGTTGATGATGGTTTTAATTCTGCGTTAAATCAAGTTACTTTAAGGTTTAAATCTAAAAGTCAAAATTATCAAGATGATCAAGTATTTTTAGATTTTGCAGATATTTATTTTAATGAACCTATATTATCAAAAGATTTAGATCTTAAATTTATTAATACGAATGTTGAGGCACAAAGATTAGGAACTGTTTTAGTAAATAAATCTAGAAGTAGTAATCTTATATCCTTTAAAACAGATACAAGAGCTGCTAATCTTCAAGTTAATGATGTTATTACAGTTCAAGATACTTATTATAATTTAAATACTGAACGTAAATTATATGCTAATTTATCTAATAGTAGTAATAACGGTTTATCTGATAATAATGTTATTGGACAAATGAGGTTTCGTGATAATGATGAATATCAAACTGTACTGTACAAAGATGGTACTGAAGCTATGTTGTCTATGCCATATAATGCATCTACACATACACAATTATTAACATTTTTTAAAGAATGTATTAATGGTCAATATGAAGATAATACATTTACATTAACTAAAGAACAAGAAAAACAAAATAATAAATTAGGTGAATTAGTTAATTTGGTAATTAATAATGAAGATTATACTACTGGAGGCACTTATGGTGGTGGTTTTATATTCCATTTAAATAATTATTCAATGGTTTATAAAAACAGCCCAAATGATGTTCGGTTTGAAAATATTACTAATATTCATAATACTACTTGGTCTGTTGGTATTGAAGCAGCAGGCGCAAGAGATGGTTCGCTATTTAAGGTTAATAGTATATCTGAAACTGAATTAGATGGTGGTTTACAAGGTTATTATATAACTGCTCAAGAATATAACTCTGCTGATTATACAGTTGGTGTATTAACGGCTAAGGCTGTGGCTCCCAATATTAATTCAAGTAGGGGATATACTAATATTAGTCCTCCTAATACTTTGACTTTAAATAATACTTATCCAAATGCAGCAATTCCATATATTGATATATCTATGACTATGCCAGATGGTGTTGAAGGTATTGAAGTTTATTATTCAGATACATCAAGTGGTACTAGGTACTTTATGGGTAATTTTAATGCTTCCTCAGGAACTTATACTACAGGGTCTGTTGAATCTTTTAATATACAAAATATCCCAACAAGTTCTGATTTATATATTTGGATTAGATCTTATAATGCTTTTGCAAGAAGTAATTATTCTACAGGATTATCAGTTGGTAATTGGGCACCTGCTAACGCTAGTACTAATGTTGGCCCTGGTGCAGTAGGTTCAAATTCAATTCAAACTGGCGCAATAGGAGCTAGTCAAATATCAAATTCATTTTTGGTAACAACTGCTGAACATCCAACACATACAGTAGATGAAGTTACAGTATTAACTACTTCGGCCTCTGATGATAGATATCTTCAGAATAAACCAACAGTAGCAGACGTATCACAAACAATTGCACCTGCTACAGCTACAACAATTACTATTACAGGTACAAATTTTGATTCAATACCAATAGTAGAATTTATTAAAACTGATGGTTCAGTTACACTTGCGAATACAGTTTCATTTACAAGTTCACTATCACTTTCAGTAAATGCTACTTTAGCAACTGGTAATTATTATGTAAGAGTAGAAAACCCAGATGGTAATGCAGGTAGAAGTACAAATAATATTATTACAGCATCTACAGCGCCTACATGGACAACAAATTCAGGTTCACTTGGAACTTTTGCAGGTAATTTCTCTGGTACACTTGCTACAGTTGCAGGTACTTCAGATAGTACAGTTGCATATTCAGAAACTACTTCAGTATTAAGTGGTGCAGGAGTAACTTTAAATACATCAACAGGTGCATTAACAACAACAGATTTTGGTGCTAGTTCAACTACACCAACTACATACAATTTTACATTAAGATTAACAGATGCCGAAAGCCAAACAGCAGATAGATCATTTTCTATGACTTCAACTTACGGTGCAACAGGTGGAGGGCAATTTAACTAATCATGGCTAGTACATATTTATCAAAAACTTTACCAGTTCCACATGGTGGAGTATATAAATGGACATACTCTTTTTGGGTAAAGAGAAGTAGTTTAGGAGAAAAAGTAATAACAGGTGCTAGATTTAGTGGTAGTTTCAATGGTATTATTAGATTTACTTCTGGAGATGCTTTAGAAGTATATGATTATAGAAATTCTTTTATACTTCAAAAAATTACTTCAAGATTATTTAGAGATTTATCAGCTTGGTATCATATTGTTGTTTCAAATGATAATTCTGTTGCTTCTCCAGAAACCGAAATATATGTAAATGGAGTTAAAGAAACATCTTTTTCAACTACAAACGAATATTCTCAAAATGAAACTAATTCATTTAATAATGATTATCCTAATTATATAGGTCAAACAGGTGCATCTAGTCAATACTTTGACGGCTTGATGTCTCACATTCACTTTATAGATGGAACAGCTTATGACGCATCAGCATTTGGCTCAACAGACAGCACAACTGGAGAATGGAAAATAAATACTTCTCCAAGTGTAACTTATGGAAACAATGGTTTCTTTATTTTAAAAGATGGAAATTCTGGTACAGACCAATCTGGTAATGGTAATAACTGGACAGTTGGTGGTGGTACACTTACAAAGACTGAGGATTGTCCAAGTAATGTTTTTGCTACATTAAATCCTTTACAAAAACCATTTGTAGCCCAACCTAATGATTTCAGTAATGGAAATACATCTTATGAAGGCAATCACGGAGATTGGCAAAGACTTTATGGAACACTAGGTGCTTATAAAGGTAAATGGTTTTATGAATGGAAATGTACAGCAATAGCTTCTTTTAACAATAGAGTTGGTTGGGATAGCATTGATAATATTAATTATGGAGATGATAGCTATTATAGTGGTTTAACTGGAATATTAAGAGGTGGTATTAATGGTCATAGTGGTTATTCTCCTGATGCTGTTCAAATGACTGCGATTAGTGGTGGAGATTTGAGTTTTACTACTAGTGATATTTTAGGAATGGCTCTTGATAGAGATAACAACACAATCTCAATTTATAAAAATGGAGTTTTAGAAGTTAATGCTTATAGTTTTGCAGGTGCTAGTAATTGTAGTATTTTATTATCTAAAGGATATGCTGTAGCACCATCAGTTAATTTTCAATCAACAAGTGGTAATTCACAAACAGGACAATTTAACTTCGGCAATGGCTACTTCGGTTCTACTCAGATAACTAGCGAAGGAACTAATGCAAGTGGTAACGGGATCTTTGAATTCGATTGCCCAAATGGATACACGGCTTTATCTACGAAAGGACTTAACTTATAATGTCATATACAAATATTAATAAATCTTCTGAGCATTTTAATACTAAGCTTTGGACTGGTAATGGAAGTTCACCAAGAAGTTTAAGTGGCTTGGAATTTCAACCTGATCTGGTCTGGAGCAAACGGAGAGATGATGCTGCTGGACACAATTTATTTGATACAGTTAGAGGTGCTGGAAGTGATAAAAATTTACAATCAAATGGTACAGGTGTAGAGGGGAGTGGATTACCAGCAACTTTTGGATACTTGTCTGCTTTTACATCAGACGGTTTTACTGTAACTGCTGGAAGTTCTGACAACGCATATTGGAATAATAATAGTGCAACCTATGTAGCTTGGAACTGGAAAGCAAATGGCACAGGTGTAGCTAACACAGATGGTTCTATAAATTCTACTGTTAGTGCTAATACAACAAGTGGATTTTCAATAGTTAAATTTACAGGTACAGGTGCAACTGCAACAGTCGGTCATGGATTAGGGGTTGCTCCATCTTTTTATGTAATAAAAAGAATAGATGGTGGAGATGGTGGACAATGGAATTGTTATCATAAATCATTAGGTGCTACTAAATATATGCTTTTAAATTCAACTAGTGCATCAGGAACTTCTGCAACAAGATGGAATGATACTGCACCGACAAGTTCTGTATTTACTGTTAATACAAGTGGTGATGTAAATGATTCAGGTGATACACACATAGCCTACTGCTTCGCAGAAAAACAAGGCTACTCAAAATTTGGATCGTATCAGGGTTCAGGAAATGTCGATGGGCCTATGATCTGGCTCGGATTTAAACCAGTTATGGTCATTACTAAATGCACCAATACAACTGGAAAAAACTGGGAAATCAGAGATTCAAAAAGAAAATCAGATATGAATACTGCAAATGCTTATAGACTATTTCCAAATCTAAGTGATGCAGAACAAACTAATACAGAAGCTATGGATTTTTTAAGTAATGGTTTTAAACTTAGAAGTTCATCTAGTGGACATAATGGTAATTTTAATTATATCTACATGGCTTTCGCAGAAGCACCACTAGTTGGCTCAAATAACGTACCATGTACGGCGGGATAGTATAAAATAAGTATTACCTAATAAAATACTATAAAAATAATAATAACAAAAATGATATATGCCATAGCAATATCACTCATAAATAACCTATAGGAGAAAACATGAGAATATCAAACATACAACATTATCTTGGCGGAGCAGATCAAGTCGTAGCTAAAGAGGTTCTAGAAGGTAATCAATTCACACAAACTATTACAACTGCAGAGTCTGTAGACTTTTCGGATGCTAATACTACATTTACAATCAACACGGAATTATTTACTGCAAGTACAACAAATCAGAGAAGTTCTTTAACTTTAAATAACTTAGCTAAAGATTCAAATGCTACTGTTCAAAGTTATAGTAAAACTGATTTAATTAGAAACGCAGCAACAGATACATTTGATTTATTAGTGCCTAGTGACTTGTTATCTAAATTTGATAATGGTGGAAATACTTTTACATCTAGCCCAGATTCAGCAACGCCTTATGTTGTTGTTATGAAGGTTCAATGGACAAGTGGCGAGGATATTAAATCTCTAAGGTTTTTATTTGTTATAAGATATCAACCGAAAGTGTAACAAATTATGACTATTAATATTACTGATAACACAAACAAGATAGTCGTTAATAACACAAAGAAGAATATTAATATTGAAGTTAAAGATGCTGTTAAAATACAAAATAATGAACAGACTTTAAATACTAATGTTACTTCTAATCCTATTAGTGTCAAAGATCATAGTGTCAATCCTGTTAGTATAAAAAATACTAAAGAGGAAATATCTCTATATCCTAAAAGAGGGCCACAAGGCGAACAAGGTATTCAAGGAATACAAGGTTTAACTGGTAATGATGGTGCTCAAGGTGCTCAAGGTATTCAAGGAATACAAGGGGCTGATGGAGTAAAAGGTGATACTGGAGATCAAGGAATTCAAGGTAATACTGGTTCGTCAGGGCCTCAAGGTTCAGTGGGTGCAACTGGTTCAACTGGTTCTCAAGGAGAAAAAGGAGATACTGGTGATCAAGGTATTCAGGGGATCCAAGGTATACAGGGTATACAAGGACCATCTGGTTCATCTAATAATTATATTGGACCAGAATTTACTTACACTAACGGTAATTTAACTAGGATAGACTATAATAACAGTGCTTATAAAACAATAACTTATAACTCAGATGATTCTATTAATACGGTTGTATTAACGGATGGGTCTGCAACAACAACAAAAACGTTTAGCTATAATTCTGATGGTACATTAGATGAAATAGTTCAAACATAATAAAGGAAGAAAATAATCATGGCTTTAATAATAGACCCAGATAATCTGAATCAAAACACGGAAGTTACTTTTGATACAGCTAATAAAACAATTGAACTATCAGCAGCAGGTAATTTGTCTACTGATGGTGTAACTTTAAAATGCTTATACTCATTCTGTAAAGAGGAATGGAAAACTGATTCTAATTTAATTAAATATGCTTTCCCATTTACTCCTATTACTGATGAACAATTTGAAATTAAAGATGGTTGGAATTTTAAAAATGATTCAACTAGACATTTAATCAGAACTGGTGGTTGGGCTGTAGTTGATACAGGTGGAACAACACAAGAAATGTGGGCTGGTATTATAACTCTAGGTTCTCTAGAATCTGGAACACAACCATATTACTCTCAAACTGCTGGAACAGCTATTGATTTTGAATTAACAGGAGCAGTTAACCAAGCGGTTAAAATATTTACTAATGGTGGAACTGATGATAAAGGAACTTTAAATTTATTTGCTAGAAAACAAGGTGATAAATTTGCTCAAGCATCACTAACAGATATTGGTGTTACTGGAGATATGACTTTCCAAGTATATAGATTCCCTCTTGCAACTTCTGCTGATTTAAAAATTACTTTAGGTGACACTGCAATTAATAGTACACCATATAACGCTATGACAATAACATATCATAGTTCACCAATAGCAAGAACGATAGGTAGCACAAGCTATAATTTTAATGTTGAAGTAGATGGTAATGGACAATCTATTGCTGCCATTTATGAAAGACTACAATATGAATTAAGATTAAATAGTGATATTGATGATGGTTCTGGTACTGTTAATGGTAAGACGGCTTCAAGTTTAGCTTTCTTTTTAGGTGATACACTTAAAATGGAAGAAGGAGTTTATTTAACAAACTTTAATGCTAGTGATACTAATAATATTTTACACAATCCTAATGGTGCTTCATTTGATATTGCATTTCCATTTACTGCTTCTTTAACTTTGAACTTTGGTGCAAATTTAGAGAATGATAGTGATGCAGTTTATGCTGTATTCTTTACTAATGATGATGCTGGTGATAATAACGGAGATGATTTTGGAACTAACAATGCAATAATTGTACAAAATGCTTCTAGTGCCGCTATGTCAGGATCTGTGTCTAGTAATAGTTCATTAACATTTACTTATGATTATGATGCAAACGTACAAAGGGGCGCTGCCTCTGCTGGTGATGATGCTCCAATAACTGTAATTGGTATTGGTTTATCTACTGGACAGTATGTATCTGCTACAGGTACAATTGCAAGATCAACTTCAAATGTTGTATCTTTGGTATCTGCTTTAGAAAGAAACTACTTAAATCCGTAATAAATAATAACTACTACAAAAAGGAAAACATATTATGGCTTTTAAAAGAGACTCAGGCTCTTATGATACAGAGGGTTTGGCGACTGCACTCACTACTCATACCATCTCTGACGAGATTAGTATTCAAAACAAAACCAACGATATCATAGTTTTAAACATTGCTATTGATGGTGGAAGAACATTAGTAGTTCCTACAGGTTGGACTAGTCTAAAACAGAACACTGAAAAATCTTTTTCACAACACATATTCTGGAGAAGAACCACATCAGACGATGAGTCTATGCCAGATCTTGTTTTTGATAGTGGTGGAACTGCGAGTGAGCTTTCTTGTTCTGCCGTTTCTATCTTGGGTTGCCCTACTTCGGGTTCTCCTTTTGGAAATACGGCAACTGCTCAGGCAGGAACATCTGTTACTCCATTCTGGAACACTATTCAGAACACTACTCAACATTCGGCTATTCTCTGGATAGGTGGATCAGACAGAAGACCTTGGACTCCAGGAGCACAAGGATTGACTGACATTGCAAATGGTGCAAACCAAGTTGGAACTGTAATTCTTTATGAATATCAAAATGAAGCCGTCACTGACTATGGACAGGTGGATGGAAAACTGTCTCAAAGTGATGGTTATCAAACTGAAGTTTTAGAATTACTAGATGGAGGAGACGAACGAACACCTACTTATTTTGAATCTATTCCAGGAAAGGTCATGAGTACAGATGACTATACTATAGATCAGAGTGCTCGTGCATTGTTCGACACATCAACTATAACTCTAGAGGGTGATACTAAAGAAACTTACAGTTTTGTGTCAGGGGATGTAGATACCATAAATGATGTGATCAATATATCTATCTCAGACCACGCTCACAAGAGAGTGTTCAAAGCCACAGGTGGTTCATTGCCGTCAGGTATGGTAGATGGTCAATACTACTATCTTCTGAAGAATAGTTCAAGTGAGATGTACATAGCTGACGCTGGAAATGATACAGGATCAACTAACTTAGGGGCTACACCTACGGCTATTGTTCTGGGATCTACAGGATCGGGAACTTTCACTGAAAGTGGAATTATACATATGAATATTGGTTCTGATGGAGACTATGACAGACCATCAAGCAACCATAATAAAGAAAACAATTTTATAGGTTCAGTACAAACTCTAAGCACTGCTAAAGACTTTTCTAATGAAGTGTTTGGAACAGGTTTTAGAACTGTGAACAACGGTTACGAGAAGTTACTTCTAGTTGCTTTTGATGAGAACGATAATTGGAAATCTTGGAATCTTGGAAGTGGACTTCTTGCAATGACAGCACCCGTGCCTAGGATTGTAGACTTTAGTAACACTATTACAGACCAGACTTTCGGCTCATTTGACGTTACTGCAGTAACATCTTGGGGTTGGTTCTTTAAGCCAACTGCTTCAGGAAAGAAACCAAGAACTATAATAACAGCACCATATACGGTTAAGCCTATTGTGGTTTTGGGAGGAGATTCTACTACTCCTGTGACTTTTGGTTCAGTGTTTGAAGAACTTAATATTGCAATTGCAGACACTTCATCTAATCCGTCAGCTCTTCAGTACCTATTTCTTCACAGTTTACAATTTGGTAATCATGATAAACCATTGGTGTTTAAAGATTCTGAAAAGTCTGTTGCTTTCCCACCACTAGCTGATGGAGTAACAAACTTTGATGCTTACTTGAACAATCTTGGTGTAACTATAGATCTATCTGCGACTGATTCAATGACATTTAGAAACTCTCAGATAGGTTCTAATGCACCTTTTGGTTTTGATATATCAAATACTCACAGTAGTAGCTCGACTCTACTAATTGGTGGTACTACGCTTGTGCAAGGTACAGCAACTTTCAACAGTACGGACACTATCGACTCACTATTGTTTGTGGGTGGTGAAGGAATTACACACAATAACTGTATTTTGACTAACTGTACATTTGACTCTATTGGAAGAGCAGATGGTTATCTAGAATTAACAACTTCACACAATATGAGTAGTTGTTCTTTCAAGGCAAATGTTGCTACTGACCATGCGATTGAGATCGCTACGGCTGGTTCATACTCTTTTGATGACTTGTCATTCACAGGCTTCACGGCTTCGTTGAATGCAACTCACACTACGGGAACTGTAACTATTAACGTTCTTAACGGTGGAGCGACTCCAACTCTAGACGGAACTTGGACAGATAATGGAAGTGGAAACTTTACTAAAGGTTCTGCTACTGTTCAAATTAATGCAGGTTCAACTTTAGGATTAACAAACTTAAGAACTAATTCTGAAGTAAGAGTATATCAAACTGGTACAACAACAGAGGTTGCTGGTGTAGAAAATAGTGGTACAACTGCTAGTTTTTCTATTACTGTTTCGGCTGTTGATGTTGTAGTACACCATTTAGATTATGAAAATATTAAACTAACAAATGTTAATACTACTGCGGATACGACATTCCCAATAGCACAACAATTTGATAGACAGTACGATAATCCGTAGAAAGGAAGATTAAATTATGTCAAATACACAAGGTAACTTCACTTTCGATGGAGTGAATAAAGTTATTTCATGCACAACAGGAACACTTGAGTTCTCGGCGGCTGAGATTTATTCTAGATGGAAAGATTGGTTACAAGATGATGTAGAAAGGTGTAAATTTGTACCTGCTTTTGGTAATTCAATTGGTGGGGAAAGTTTAGGATCTGGAACACTTGTTGGTGCTTATTATTTCCTACAAAATGGTTGGAAGATAAAACCTCAAGAAACAGATCATAGGTTATCAATTAGTGGAAACTTATTTCCTGTACCTGATACTGCTGGATTGTTTAATCCAACTACTGGTAGTTATCAAGTTATTGTTGGTATGAGAACATCATCACTAACACAAACTGTTGTTCAATCTGGAAGTCAATCAAACACGGCTATTGCTGATGCTGTTTGGAATAAAGATTTAGCATCACAAACTACTGGCGCTGGTAAAGATCTTAAAGACACTAAAAATACAACGAAAGCTGTGTTAGGAGTTAGTGCATAATGAAGGATACAATTACTTATAAAGGTATTACTTATGCAAGATCTAATTTAACTAAAGAAGAAATTCAAACAATGGAAAATTATAATAGCACACAAGGTAATGTTAGTGCTAAAGGTTCTGGAGATTATGATTTTGAATTTAGGTTAAATCAAGCAAGACAAATGTTCGGTGATGAAGATACAATTCAATCTATCGAAAAAAGTAAACAATTAAAATAACAAGGAGAAAAATATGGCATTTCCAATTTTAGGTGCGCTTAAATTAGCATTAAATGCAGGATCACATATATATAAAAAGAAACAAGAAACAAAAATGGCTATGGCTGATGCTCAGCACATGGCCGCAGCTAAAATGGCTCGTGGAGAAACTGCGTATCAAGGTAAATTATTGGAATCTAGAAATGAAGATTGGAAAGATGAATTTGTTTTGATTGTACTTACATTACCAATATTAGTAATTGCTTATGGTGTTTTTAGTGACGACCCTGGTGCAGCTTCAAAGATAAAAGAATTCTTTGAACAATTCCAACAACTACCAAGTTGGTTTACTAATTTATGGATATTAGTAGTAGCATCTATTTATGGTATTAAAGGAACACAAATATTTAAGGGTGGCAAAAAATAATGAATAAGAAATGTAAAAAATGCCATCATAAATGTCATTGTAAAGATCCACTACATGCAGATGAATATGGAATCTGTACTTGTGAAAGGTGTAAATGTGATGAAAAGAAAAAAGATAAAAACGGAGTTCAAAATGAATTATAAATTTACTAGTATATTAATAGTTATGTTGTGTTTACTTGCTATCTTTGGAGGCAATCAACAATGAAAATAAATGAAAACACTGCTGTAAGTATGCCAATTAAGAATATGATTGGAATTATAATTGCAGTATCAATGGGTATCTTCGCTTACACAGAATTAACTTCAAGATTGGTTTCCTTAGAAACATCAAGAGAGTTATTTGAAAATGATTTATTAAAAAGAAGTGAACAAGTTCCTACTGATCAGGAGCAACATTTTTTGATTGAGGATTTATATAAATCTGTAGAGATGATTGAAAAAAGAATTGAAGATATGATGAATAATAAAGTAAATATATCGTTTTTACAAAAACAAACTGATAAGCTTTTAAAAGATGTAGAAGTATTAAAAGATAAAGTAAGAGCAAATAAGAATGGAGGTCTATAATGGTTGAAGTAGTTGTAGCATTATTGATGATAATTAATGGGGAAATTAAAGAGGCGAGAATTCAGCCGACAATGAGTGAATGTCTTAAAGGACAACGTATTGCTAAAAGAAGTTTAAAATCTAATAGCAGTGTTAAGTATCAATGTATCAAATCTAAGGCAGAACTCGAAATTAATATCGATGGTTCACATACAATTGAAAAACTAATTTTAGATAATTAATAAAGGGGGTTTAATGCCCCCCTTTTAAATTCCGTGAGCCTTTTTAGTAGGTGCTCAGCTACTTCGGTTTACTAATACAAATGGTAGGCTTGAGAGAGGATCGCCTATTAATCCATTATGTATCATTGCTATTAGCTGTTGCCATATCTGGTCTTACGTGCAGTTCTAATACTAACCGAAACTGGTTATAGTACTTCTTTAAAAGCTAAATTACTTTCATTATAATTTAGCCTTCCTGTACTTACATTATAAGTCGCCTGTCCACAATGACCTGTTTCACCGCTAAATCGTGATTTTAGTACAGCAAATTTTACTATACTTCTATCAGCTTTCTCGGCTGCCATCATATTTCTAGCAAATCCTATAATGTCAAAACTTATTTGTTTAATTGATCCAGATCCTTTTATAGAATCTAAATTAGGCATAACACCTTCCTCAAAACTTTTTCCCTCACCTGAACTTTTTCTTAAATGAGATATTAATGTTAAGTGAATATTATATCTTTTAACAATTTTTAATAAAGAACTCATAACCTTATCAACTGCTTCATTACCTGTAGCACCATCAATTCCTTCTGAAACGGCTATAGTAATATGGTCAAGTATTAAATAAGTACAACCTAATGCAGCCAAATATTCAATCCTATCTAATAAAGAAGTATCTTGAACAGATCCTTGGTGGTCTAATAAGATAAGTCTTTCATCTTTAAATACTTTATTATAACCAACCCTAGCTTCTTCTTCAGTAACATCATCTGGAAATCTAATATTTTTATTAATAGACATACCAATTAATCTTGTTGCTGTATCACCAATACTTTCTTCTAAAGAAATTAAACCAATTTTATCTTCTGTCTTATCTAATAAGTTTAATATTGTCTCTTTAACAACTGTTGATTTTCCACTACCTGTACCAGATGTAAATAAAGTTATCTCACCTAATCTCATTCCAAATAATTTATCATTTAAACCTTTTAAACAATCAGGGTACGGTACTGATTTAACTTCAGATCTTTCCTTAAATGCTTGCCAAATCTTTTCACCACTAACAAAGTTATCAGGTTTATATGTTTTAGCGCTCCATATATCTTGTAAATATGCATTAGATTGTTCTTTAACTAATGCTTCATTTGCATCTTTAAATATACTATTAACAATATGTGATTTACCAGGCTTAATTATATGTGCTACATCATTTGCGGCCTCAATACCGGGCTCATCATTATCAAATGCTAAAAATACTTTCTCGTATTTATTAATAAAATCTAAATTAGATGCAATATTTCTTCTAGCACTTGGTGCACCATTAACAATACTAACTACATCAAATTGTGCTTTAGCTTTTGTAAGCATTTCTAATATAGATAAACAATCTATTTCTCCCTCAGTAATAACTAAATTTTTTCTTTTACCACTATTACATTGATTAAATAATTCAGGTACTTCAATTTTACCAACAGCTCTAAATTCTTTAGTAGCTACTATTCTTTTCTTATATGACTTAACTTTTTTATTTACAGTAAGTGGATAATAATGATTAATAATATTTCTATTTTCATCATACTCAACTTTAACACCAGCATTATATAAAACTTTTTTACTAATACCTCTAAAACTTTCTATAGGTAACTGTTCTATTTCTTCTAAACTTAAATGCTTTTGTACTACATTAAACTCAAGCGTTGTTTCCTCTGTCCCACTTGGATTAGTTTTCTTACAACTAAAACAATATGTACTACCATCACTATAAACAGCATTAGCGTCACTGCTACCACAAGGCTCACAGTTTGTGTGTTTTATAAATGTTGTATCTTTTCCCATAAATTTCCTCTCTTGTTATATTATATTTTTTTGTTGCCCATTTAACAAACCTTTCAATATCTTTTCCTGTTGCAGAAGACATCATTAGGTTTGCTATATTAGCCACAAATTCTACATTACCTTTTATATATCCTTTTCTTGGATTAATTCTATCTAATGTTGGGCTTAATCTACCTAAAGACTTATTAGATACTCTCATTTTATAATTAAGAATTGGACATCTAAAATTTTTAGGAAAAATACTTTCCAAATAATTTGATGTTAAATTAAATGGTAAATTTTTTACCCTGGCTCTTCTTTTAGAGGCCTTGCATGCGGTAACAGCAATACCTCTAATAGTTTTATTATATTCCGATTGGTTGAATGCCATTGACATAACCTTTCCAAAAATTAATTGTCCATTTATCTTTTATATCCTTTAATAAATAAAGCATCTTACCCATAGTTTCTAATCTATGTCTATGGTCTTTACCATAATGTTTTTTATAGGTATTGACAATTGCTTTAAATTGATCTTTTATATTTTTACCTTTTAATATTTTACCTGCTTTAACTTTACCAATTCCTTCTACACCTGGAACATTATCTACAGGATCCCCAGTTAATAGTTGCTCGTGGAAAAACTCAACTGCACCAATATTAGACACAGCAATTAAATTATTATACATTAAATTATAAAATAGACCACCAATAGTTTTAAGATCCTTATCAATTGTAATTAACATATATAATTGATTTTCTTTTAAATATTTCGTGGCTTGAATTGAAATTGTATCATCCGCCTCTAAACCATCTTGCATTATAGGTTTATATTTTTTAATTACATATTCCTTTAATGGTTTAAATTGAGGTGGTTTCTCTTTTCTCTTACCTTTATAAACAGTATATGGTTGCTTTAATTCTTTTCTAAAATTACCTTTACCACTTACATGCAATTGATATTCTTGACATGCTGTTTCAGCTTTAATATTTTCTATTGTCATATCAAAAGCTTTTTTTGGAGTTATATTATCTTTTTCTGATTTATTAATAGCACGATAAATTATTACGTCACCATCAATTAATCCAATTACTTTATTAGTGTGTTGCATTCCAATTATTTCCTTCTTTGGCATCTCCTGCCATTTTTATATTTAATTTTAATTCTTTAGTAATAAAATCACCAAAAGAATAACTTAGTATTTCTTTAACTCTATTTACATTTTTAGGATCAGTTTGAACCTGAACTTCATCATGTATTAAACCTAATATATCTACATTTAAATGTTCTTCTTTAAACATTTTAAAAGCATTAACAACTGCAGTTTTAACTGTAATTGCTTCAAATGCTTGTAATAAATAATTAAGCAATTTAAAAGATGACTCGGCGTAAACCTTACGACCATCAAGAGCAGGTACAAAACCTAATCCTGATTTATTTTGTGTTTGATAAAAGAATTTATTTAATCTTAAATTTAATTCCTTTAATCCTGGAAAGGCTGTATATAGTTTACCTTTTACTTCTTTACCTTTCTCCATATCCTCAACGCCTGTAACCATTTTACCTAACTTAGCAAAACCAGCGCCAAATATTGTAGCATATAATAATGATTTAGCTAATTGTCTAGGAACACCTACAATATCAGCAGTCCTTTGATGTATATCACCATTTAAAATATGATCATTTATATCTTTACTATTTAAATAATGGCCTAAGGCTCTAATTTGGTTACCTGAACTATCACAACCTACCATTACTTTTCCTTCATCAGCTATAAATAATTCTCTCATCTCTTTACCAAAAAATGAATTACTATTAGGTACATTTACTACTTTTGAATGTCTTTGTCTATATGTTGGTGTACCTATATTAAAAGCTTCAACATAAATTCTGTCATTATTTTGTTCAGCTAATTCAATCCAGGTTTTTAAAACACTATGTCTACTTCTTAAACTATAATAGTGTAATATTTCTTTTCCTAAATCACCCTCAATTGTATGTACACTGTCCGGTGTTATTTTCGGTTCTCCTTTTGGGGTGAACTGACTTGGTTGCCAACCTGCATCTAATAACATACCACGTACTTGATCCATATTACCCAGATCGGCTTCAATCATTTTAAATCTTTGAAATGTTTTATTAGGATCCCATAAATGGGTATCTTCTTGTTTAACTTCTTTATCTAAAAATTGTGATAACATTCTGGCACTAACTGAACTAAATCTACCATCTTGAATATATTTAGCTTTTTTAGGCTCCTTATCTATTAAAATTTTTCTAGGCTTTAATGTTGGATTTATTTTATCCTCAATTTTCTTCATTTCTGAAGTTAAATATTCATAATGCTTTTTAGCTAATTTTGTATTAAACTTCCATTTATTAATAACTTGACCAGCACAAATTTGAGCAATAGCATGCTCTGTTTGTAATGCAGTTTTAAATGTAGGTCTATTTTTAATTAATGTTTGTGCCTCATTTGTTACATATTTATAAACCTTATGGTTCAAATTAACATCTTGAATTGCATAAGTTTTCATCTCAGGGCTAAATTTAGTAAAGTCAGGACTTTCACCTTTTGCATCACCTAATAATAAACCAAAATTCTTTAAGCTATGTTTACCCTCTCTTCTAAAGTTATTCATTTGACTAATAACCATTGTATCTATCATTTTGATGGTTGTAGGTGGTTGCCAGTTAAGTATTTTATTAAGAACCACATTGTCATAAGCAATAATGTTATGGCCAATTAATACAGTTGCTTTATTTAAATAAGGTACTAATTCTTTTAATGGTTTACTATCAGCATCATAATCACTAAATGTTATTATTTCATTTGTATCTATATTTTTAACTACTGCTAACCAAATTTTATCTACTGTCTCTATTAAACCGTTAGTTTCTATATCGTATATTAGTTTCATTTTAATTTATCCTTAAAGTAGTTAAATGCTTTTGCGTAAAGCATTGCTTGTGTATCATCATTTTTAAAAACAATAGGTAATGCTACATCATCTAATGCATGTTCTGATCTATGTTCATCACCTTCATGCCCCGGGCGTTTAACACCAACACAAAAACCATAATTGTTAATCATTTCTAATTCATTTTTAAATCTTACATCAGATATAACAATATTCTTTTTTGTATTTTTAATTTTATTTTCTAATACTTTAACCCATATATCTTTGTGTAATTCATCTCTAAAAGCCATACCTATTTTTTGTAACATATCTCTTGGAGATAAATAAAACCAATCAGGCATAGATAATTCTCTAAATTCTCTATCACCATTATCACCAGATAATATTGCTTTATCAATTCCAAATGTATGATGTACAATATCCTTAATTGGTTGTGCAAATGACATTTTTTCAAATTCAAAACCTTTTTGTAATACATTTGCTATTGTATCTTTTCCAGATCCCTTATAACCTGCGATTCCTATGATCATTTTATTCTCCTTTTATTTTTAATGTACTCTTTTTACAGCTTTAATTTGATATAAATAATTACAAGGATAATGCTTTCTAAATTCATCATCTATTTTTGCTTCAGATAAAATCATATTAATATCATCTTCCTCTAATCCTCTTAAATCTAAAATCATTCCTATTGTTACAATAGCTTCTATTCTATCAGTAGAATTATTCATTAAACCAACTTCCTTGCCTTCTAATGGCAAAGCATACCGTCTAATTTCAGATCTTTTCTTACCACTTAAAATCATTTTTAACCATTTATCATCAATATTAAAAACATGAAAGTCTGTTTTATTCATAAATTCCTTTATTAATTAGCTGGGCTTTTACACCCAGCCAATAAGTTTAATATTAAATTACTTCTTTTTCAGTATCAATTGCAGCAAACTCAAGTTTGTCTCCGCCTGTATACTCAACTTTTTCAGTAATTTGTAATGCTAAAAGTTGTACAGATATTCCAGATTTACCCATATATGTGTATGGTTTAAATTTAACCTGAACATTACCTTTTGATCCATTACCTAAAGTAGTGGTATCAAGAATAGGTTGTAAACTTTTGTCTACAACTGGTGGAGGTGAAGTATTATATTTACCCTCAGCGTCAGAATAAATCTTTTTCTTCAGTCCAGCACTATACACAACAGCACCATTTTCCTCAACTGGTTTTACATTGATACCAGCTTTTTTCCATTCATCAGCTTTTTTCTTATCTGATGTTTTTACAGTAACTGAATATTGTGGACTTTGTTTATCAAAACCCATATCAGGATTTTTAGGATCCAACTTTATCCAGTTTAACTCTACGTCATTTAATAACATATTTATTTTCTCCTTTTATATTATCTTCCTTGTTTGTTATATTTTTTATAACTTCTTTTCTCATCTTTATTTAAAGACTTTTTATGAACACCAATTCGTTTTTTAGGCTTTGGCCGTTCAACAAAGTTCTTCATCTTTTTCTTCGCCATATTTACATCCATTCTCATCACAAGGACCACAATTTAAACACAAACACAAACAAGTAAATTCATCTGCTTTAGTTGTGTTCTTGCATTCCTCACATTGGTAATTATCACGCATTATATCCTCCTTTATTAATTAATCTGTTTATAAAGCTAATACATTTGGAGGATAGTAAATATATTAGCTATAAAAACAGACTAATTTAGTTTCTCTGTAAGAGTATGATTGGTATATATAGATATATTAATATATAGATAATAATCATAGGGCTCTATAAGAGTTTTTTGTTTTTTGCTCTTTCTGTAAGG